ATAGTGATGCTACTAATAATCATTCTAAGAACACTAAGAGTGCATTAAGCCAAAAGAGTCCTGACTTTGATAAAGTAAAGAAATACTTAAAGGATGGTGGTTCTATACAAGCAGTAGAAGCAAGATACATTATATCAAAAGAAACTAAACAAGCATTAATTAAATAATATGAATTACGAAATACCAGAATTAGAAACAGAAGCAGATGTTATCAACCTTATAGGTTATGATACACCAATGAAATTTAACAATGCTTGTGAGGGGATTATTGAATTTCAAACATTAATACCTCAAATTTATGATAATGTAAATTTATTTACTTATAAAGTAGAGTTTTTTATAAAAGAAGGAACTAATCCAGAGTTTTTTGATTACGATTCTTTTAGTAGTTTTTTGTCAAATTATCAAATACACTCTGTAAGTATAGATTATAATGGAGTTGAAGATTCACAAAAGATTTATCTTAACGTATATCAGTCTACTGATGAGTTTAGACAGACAAGATTAGGTTTCTTTTTAGATAAATACGGAATAAGAGATAGATTTGAGGATAATGTAAATAAATTTGGAGAACTAAGTTTAGTTGAACTTTATAATTCTGATATGAATTTAAGCCAACTTATATCAAATGCGTTCCCTTTTAAAAAGACATCAGAAGGAGAGGATAAGTGGTTAGAGATATGTGAATTATCATCAAAATATTAAATAATATGAATAATATAGAGATAAATCCAGAGATAAAGCCAACAGATAAAAAAGACCATTACAGATTCCTTATTAACGGAGTAGATTTAATAGGTGAACAAGAGCGAAGTGTGTTTAGACACATTATAGAGGTTATGGATAACGGAATAGAAGTAGGAATATAAATATTAACAATTAAATTAAAATTAGAAATTATGAGTAACCAATTAACAGGAACAATTAAATTAATCGGAGAGAAACAAGTATTTGACTCTGGTTTTCAGAAAGTAGAATTTGTTATCACAACAAATGATGAGAAGTACCCTCAAGATGTTAAGTTTGAAATCGTACAAGATAAGGTAGATGACTTTATCAAGTATAACAAGGTAGGAGCATCTGTAGATGTAGATTTTAACGTTAGAGGTAATGAATACAATGGTAAGTACTATGTGAGTCTTTCAGCTTGGAAAGTCTTTAAATCAGAAGCTAATGCACCAGCAACAGATATTGGTGTGCCAACAGAGGAGTTAGCAACTAACGATTTACCTTTCTAAATTAGATAAGGGGAGGTTTAAAAGCCTCCCTTTTTTTATTAAATAAAACAAATAATAAGAAATGAAAACAAAAGGAATAATTACATTAAAAGTAAACAATGAAAAAATTAATTTTATAGCAGATTGTAGTAAAAATACATTTATAGAATTAGCTACCGAAATCTATGACAAAACTGATATTATGATACAATCAATGTATTTTGATGAAGGCTTAACGGATGAAGAATTTAAAATATTAACAAGCGTAAAGTAATACAAAACTAATACGATTAATAATAGATAATGTAATAAATAATAAACAAATGACAGAACAAGAATTGCAAGAACAGAACGACCACATAATGTATATGCAATCTATAGAAGAAGAATGTGCTATAGATATAAATAAAAAGATTGAACACCCTCCTATAGCTATTGGTTTTAAGACTAATAAAGTAGCACTTAAAGATGGTAATGTAAAAGAGTTTCCAACTGCAATTTGTACCTATGGTAACTTTAGTTTTATACAAGCACCTCCTAAATCAATGAAGACATTCTTTGTTAGTTTATTAGGTTCAGCATTTTGTAATCCTAATGGCAGCTTTACAAAGGGTATGAGTTCTTTTAGGGATAAAAAACACTTCGTTCACTTTGATACAGAGCAGGGTGAATGGCATTCACAAAGAGTGTTTAAAAGGATAGAATGGATGAATAAAGGATTGAACTTAGATTTCTACCATACCTTTGCTTTAAGAAAAATAGGATATAAGGATAGGATAGATTTTATACAGTATTACTTAGACTGTATGAGAGAAGAAGATAAAGAGATAGGTTTAGTAGTTATTGATGGAATAGCAGATTTAGTAAGCGATGCTAATAATTTAGAGGAGTCTTCTGCTATAGTGCAAAAGATAATGTCTTGGACCTCTATTTACAACTGCCACATAGTAACTGTAATCCACTGCAACGTCAAAGGCAATGGTATTGGCTCTCCCACAGGACACTTAGGGAGCTTCTTAGAGAAGAAAGCAGAGACTCAGGTACAATTAGATAGAGATGAGAATAAGTTTGGTTGTATAACAGTATCCTGCAAGAGAAGTAGAAACACCCCATTCGAACCTTTTGATTTTAAGTTAGATGAAAATGGATTACCTAAGATAATTAGTCCTGATGAGTTACTTGGCTTTTGATTAACTTGTTGATAAGTTATTAATTAATATTTAACAATAAACACTATATTTATAACATAAGATGTAATTATGAAAGATTTTAGACCAAGATTAAAAGGCAAGATATTAAAAGCTTACCAAAACTTAACTAAGGTAGAAAACAGAGTCCTTGTTATAGGAGACTTGCACGAACCATTTTGTTTAGATGGTTATTTAGATTTCTGTAAAGAACAGTATGCTATACATAACTGTAATAAGGTTGTTTTTATTGGAGACGTTATTGATAACCATTATTCAAGTTATCACGAATCATCAAATGAAGCTTTAGGTGGTAAGTTTGAATTAGAACAAGCAGTAGATAAGTTAGCTAAATGGTATAAAGCATTTCCTAATGCAGATGTTACGTTGGGTAATCACGATAGAATAATCATCCGTAAGGCACAATCATCTGATATTCCAAGTAAATGGATTAAGGAGTTTTCTGAGGTATTGGAGACTCCTAACTGGAACTTTGTAACAGAAGTTTATTACGATGGTGTTAGATATGTTCACGGAGATAAAAGTGGTAAAGCAAGAATGGCTGCAAAGAGAGATATGATATCTACCGTATCTGGTCATTACCATACAGACTTTTATTGTGAATGGATGTTTGGAAAGACAAGAGCTATCTTTGGTATGGCAGTAGGTTGTGGTATAGACAGTAAGTCTTATGCAATGGGATATATGCAAGGAGGTAAGAAAGAAGCTATTGGATTGGGTATTGTATTAGGTGGTCATACTGCTTTTAATGTAAAGATGGAGTTGTAATGAATTACAATAATGATTTTAAGTACGATTTAAAAGTAGGTCAAGTTAAAGAAGAGGAGTTAGGTAATATACTTAACTCCTCGACTATTGAAGTTAAGTACGATTTAAAGGCATTAAAAACAGGTAATGTATATGTAGAGTACTTTAGTAGAGGTAAGCAGTCAGGTATATCTAAATCTAAAGCAGATTACTATTGCTTTGCATTTGGGGAAACATTTCATTTAATAAAGACTTCTGATTTAAAAGATAGGTGCAGAAAATATCTTAATACAGATAGAGATAGGGTTGGAGGAGATGATAATACATCAAAAGGAATACTATTACCAATAAAAGAATTATTTTAATGACTCATAAGATTATATCCCCTCTATTTGTAACACTACCGAGAAAGACTGTAAAGGATAAGAGGATTGCTTTAAATATGAATACATATAGGAACTTACATCATAGAATAAGTAATGATGCTAAGAAAGCCTATTCAGAAGCTCTTAGAGAGCAGTTAGAAGACTTATCTATACAAACACCTGTCGAGATAACTTATAAGGTCTATAAAGCCTCTAAAAGGCGTTTAGACAAGATGAATGTGATTAGTGTAGTAAGTAAGTTTTTATTAGACTCTATAACAGAATATGGTTGTTGGGAAGATGACAATGATGATTATGTAAAGACAGAGACTATATTACCTACAGAATTAGATAGAGAAAACCCAAGAGTAGAAGTAATAATAAAAGAGATTTAATGTTAGAAAAACTTGCGAAGCATCACGATTTATGGCTTAAAATGTTAATTAATTTAGGTTGTGATGTTGAAACATCAAAAGATTTAGTACAAGATATGTATTTGAAACTACATAGATTAGTTAAAGATACAGGAAGGATTATGTATAGAGGTGATGTTAATAGATATTATGTCTATACTACATTAAGAAATTTATATTATTCTCATTTAACACAAAAGAGAAAAAGTATATTTTATGAGATGTTAGAAAATGATGATATTGCTCGTACTGAATATAATTTAGAAGAAGATAATGCTTTCTCTAAGATGATGGATAATGTTAATAATATTGTTTCCAAATGGACTGTTTACGATAGAAGGCTATTTGAGTTATACTTTATACAAGGATTGTCTTTAAGAAGTATATCAAAAGGAGCTAATATAGGACTTAATTCAATACATAATTCAATAATAGGATATAGAGCTATATTAAGACAGCATTTATCAGAAGATTTAATAGATTACTTTAACCAAGATTTTGAAAAAATATGAAACGAGACAATTATTACCAAGAGTTAGAAGACAAAGGTTATTATAAAACTATAGACAAAAGGTCTAAGGACTATAGAGAGTATAAAAAATGGAATAAGACTAAGGTATCTAAGGATTATGAGGCACTTAAAGATAATGTTGCTAAGCAATCTGAAGGTGTTGGAGATACAGTAGCTAAGATTACTAAAGCTACAGGAGTAGATAAGTTAGTTAAGTTTATAGCAGGAGAGGATTGTGGTTGCGACGAAAGACAAGAGACTCTGAATAAAATGTTTAAATACAAAAAGATTAATTGTATCTCAGAAGAAGATTATATTTACTTGAGTAATTTCTTAGGAAGTAATCCTACAAAAGTAAACCATAGTCAAAAAGTAAGGTTAATTACTATTAGCAACAGTATTTTTAATCAAAATGAATCTACAGATATAAATTGTAGTACCTGTATAGTTGGAATTATAAATAATTTGAAAAAATACTTGCAGGTTTATAAATAGTTTTGTACTTTTGTCTCAAATTAAAATAAATATATTATGAGTCAAAACAAAAAACAGTATTTAAGTAAATTTTGGAATCACAATTTAAATCCAATTACAGGATGGATTGATGAGAAAAGAAAAGATGAAAGAGAAAGGTCTAAGGATAAATTTGTAGATTTAAACAAGTATCTATTAAATCAGAAGGAGCTAAGAGAAAAACTATTAACTGCTAAAAAAAGTAAAGATGAAAGTAATATTTGATGCAGATAGTTTAATCTACGCTTCTTGCTTTAAGAAGAAAGATGATAGAGAGTCTCCAGAAGACTTATTTGAGACAGATGTTAATGTTGCTTTCAATAAGTTTCAAGTTAGTTTTGGAAGGTTGCTTGAGTTTTTAGAAGAACAAGTGAGTGTTGATGATGTAGTATTCTGTAATGGTTCTAAGAATAATTTTAGGAAAGATATATCAGCTACGTATAAGTTAAATAGAACTCAGAAGAGACCAGATATATTGCCTTTACTACACGATATGGTTAAGCTCGAATACAATTCTATTTATGGGGATGGTGTTGAGACAGATGATGTAGTTGCTACATTATGGGCAGAAGAAGTTTTAGTTAATGGTGTGGACTCTGTTATTATAATGTCTTTAGATAAAGATTATAAACAATTCCCTTGTTGGTTTTATGATTATAATTACAAGAAGAGAGAGTTAATTAAAATTAGTGAACAGGAAGCTATTGAAAACTTTTACTCTCAAATGATTATAGGAGACACAGCAGACAATGTAAACTACTGTAAAGGTTTTGGTAAAGCTTACACTAAAAAGTTGTTTAAAGACTTTAAGAATGAGTATTCATTAGTAAATAGAACTTACAGGCTTTATAAAGAGATATACGGAGAGGAAGCTAAATTAATGTACAATGAAGCCAAATCATTATTAACATTAAAAACAGACTGCTATGCCAACATTAAGCGATGAAGATAGAGATTCTGTAGAGTTGTATTTCTCAAATTCAATATTAGAAATTCAAGAAGGGTTGCCTAAATACATTTTAGAAGAGGTTTTAGAGCATTATGAAGAGCAAGAACTATACTTGGCTTGTGCTGGTATAAAGAAAGCTTTAGATTGGTATGATTCCAACACTTTTACTAAAGCATTACTTAAAATAGAAGAATTAAAAGAACAAAATAACTTAGATTAAAAACAATAATATGATAGAATATAATAAAGAATTAGCAGATAAATTAGCTAAAGATTTTGAAGAATTAACAGGTATAGACTTAAATGATGGTTCAAGAAAAACAGAAGTAATGATTGCAAGAACATTATTTTACAAAATATTAAGAGATATAAACTTTATGAAGGATAGGATGATTGCAAGTTGGTTTAAATCAAGAGGTGTAAAAAGAGATAGGTCTTCTATCTTTCAATCTTTACAGAAAATTAATATTTACTATAAGAGTTACGCATCATTTAGAAATGTGTATAATATTTACTTTAATGATAGAGCTGAGGAGTTTCTTACAATAGAAGAGTCTAAAAAGAAGGCTTTAAAAGACATTAAATATAATATTAATAAAAAAGCATTAAGTAGTGATAAAGATAGCTTAGAATTAATTATAAGTACTATTCCTAAAGATAGAAGAGATGAGGTACGTGAACTTGTTAGTTTAAGAATTAAATCTTGGTCTTGGAAAGGTGATGATAAATGTAAAATAATAGAAGGAGGTTCTTCAGTAGAAGGGTATTGTTTTTAATAAATAAATTATGAGAGGTACACAAACACATTACGAAAATGGTAAAGATTATGACATTATAGATGTTATTAGAGATTATGACTTGAATTTCTGTAGAGGTAATATAATTAAGTATATTGCAAGAGCAGGAAAGAAGCAGGATGAACTGCTTGACCTTATTAAGGCACAAGATTATCTCAATAGAGAGATAGAACTATTAAGGGAGGCTAATTAGCTTCCTTTTTTAGTTTAAATGTTAAAGAAATGTTAAAATTTGTTAAAAAGTATTTGTAATCCAAAAAACTATTGTAGATTTGTGTCATAATCAGGCAGATTGCCATAAAATAAATAATTATGTTACATTACAAAATTTACGACAACCAAAAAAGAACTGCAGAAAAAGTGTTTAATTCAATTAGTCTTGGTAATAGACGAATACACTTAGTAGCACCTACACAATCAGGTAAAACAGGAACTATTATCCACTTAGCTAATATGCTTCCTAAAGACAACTTCATTTTGACATCAGGAATGATGGACAATCATTTATTTAATCAGAATAGTTATATTGCAGAAGTAGCTGCTAACAACATTAGAGCTATAAAGATACATAACTTACTTAAAGAACCTAATCCTAAGAAGATAGTTAAAGACCTTAACATAAAGTATATTGTTATTGATGAGAATCATTTCGGTATAGGTGAAGAGTCAAGATTAGATTTATTTATTAAGGACTTGCGTAACAACTGTCCTAATGTTGTTATTATATGGGTTGGAGCTACAGGTTATCAATTAATAAACAGTGATATTATTGATGATACTATACAGATGGATGTTCCAAGTAATTACTACGGTGTAGCTGATATAATAAAATCAGGTAAGATTATAGACTCTAAAGATTTTAAGTATTTATCTGAGTTAGACTCTAAGAGTAGAAAGAATAATAAAGTAGACTATGGT